CAAGCAGTCTCCCGTGCTGTCGCAGTCCTTTCTAATATTCTTGGTGATAAAATCCCTTCATTGTCTGCCCTGATCGCTCCTGTGTCCTGGGCAATGAATATCATTTCAGGAGCCGCCTCTGTTTTCGGTTGGTCAAATCCATTCAATCTAGAACATGCACAACGCGTAAACCAAACCGCGTATCCATATGCCACAAACGTTGACAATATTGACAATTGTATGCCACTCTCTCTCTATTCATCGAATGCTGTAGAAATCCTTCCCGGATTTGCAGGAAACGATATTGATGAAATGGCAATCGATTATATTAAAGCTAAACCCGCTTGGATTAAGACCGTTACATGGTCTGAATCCGCATCCGCTGATACTTCTTTGTTCCAAACAGAAGTCAATCCTTTGCTCATGCGTACTTCCTTCTCAAGTGGTGCCTCCACAGTTTATTGTCACACACCCGTCGCGTACCTAGCGAACTTCTTTAATCTCTATAGAGGAGGCTTGCGCTTCACGTTCAAACTCGTTAAAACCGAGTTCCATTCTGGACGTTTAATGCTTGTCTTCAATCCAAATGCTTTTGCTGGTGCGAGTTTTGCCCCTAACAATTCTCAATCCACATATTGCCATAGAGAGATCATAGATATTCGTGAAGGTCTCACATTTGATTTCATCGTCCCTTATGTTGCTCTTGCCCCTTACAAGAACATCAATGATGACTTCTCTTCCATCGGTTCCCTCGATCTGCGAGTACTCAATCCATTGATTGCCCCTGCTACTGTTTCCTCGTCTATTACTATTTTAGTGGAGGTCTCAGCAGCCCCTGACATGGAATTTGCAGTTCCCAACACCCATAGCATGCAACAAACTATTGTGTATAATCCTCAATCCTCTTCCTTTGTTCCAAAACCTGATGTCAATTCTATTGTCACAGGCATTATTGGAGGAGCTCAATTGATCCATGATCAACACTACAGTGCCCGCGCTTGCATTGGTGAAAAGGTTGTATCCATTCTTTCCTATCTTAAGAAAAGTGATATTTTCCCAACAACCTTCCCTGCCGCATCGTTTATCACAATTGCACCGTTTTCTATTCCCATTTATAAGACTTCGGCCACCACTCCCGTCCCTTCGGACATTAAGAATGACAATTTGTCTCTTATGTCTTCTATGTACTTATATTCTCGTGGTGGAGTTCGCTGGAGGTCTTTCGAATATATTCCGTCTTCGACATCCGTCACTACCTGTAAATTAATACCAACCAACTCACTCACTTCCAGTTATACTGGAGTTATTGCCTCAAGCGGAGCTAGTACCAAACAGCACGGTCTTGTTGCATATAACACAAATGCTGATGGTTCAAATCATGAAATTCAGTGTCCCCAATACCATCGTTTTCATTCTCGTATCAATACTGAC